TATAATAGGTATAGCGGGTGCTGCAGCAACTCCAAATGCTCCTAGTCCTGCTCCTGCAGCGGCTAGTCCTCCGCCTGCGGTGGCTCCAGTAGCTCCTACTGCAGTTTGTGATGTTGCTAAGGTTGCGTTTGCTGCTGCTTGAGCAGCTGTTGCTGAGGTATTTGTAAATTTAGCGACAGTATTAGCTCCAATCCCTGCAGTTTCAGCGATCCAGGCTCCTAGTTTTACTGCTTGTCTACCGAGCCAGGTGTTAGTTAGGAAGTTTTGGTAAGCAGTAGCAATGTTGTTTCCGCTCACAGCAGTAGTGTTAGCTGTAGTTCCAATAGTACTCCTAGCCCAAGCTACTGCTTTTGCTGCTTGTTGACCTAACCAGGTATTACCTAATGCAATTGAAATAACACTCACTGCGTTACCTGCTTGTTCCGTTACATAAGCTGCTGCTGCTGCAATATTCTTTTTAACATAGGCTGCTGCTGATAGCAGCATCCGTCCTGCCTTGGTTTTTTCTAGTTTATTCGTTATCCTTGTTAGTATATTCGATATACCTGTTAGTAGGTTTGAACGAGCTTGTGATGAAGTAAATAAATTTAGTATTTTAGTTCCTACACCTACTAAGAAGTTCCAGGCTTTTCGGATCCCTAACTGTATCTTCAAGGCTGCTGACTGTAGCATTGTAAGTTGGGTTGAGTTTCTAGCTGCTGTCCCTGCAAATCCTGATAATATTTGGCTTTGTGTGTGACCTGCTGCTAATGCTGCGTTATATGTCAATTGCTTGGCTGTAAGTCCTACTATACTGGCGATCATTCCTCCAAATTTTACTGCGGCCATTGCAAATAAGGTTGTTTTTAGTAGGAAAGCTACCGGAGCTAGTTTTAAGAAAGCAGCAAGTATCTTACCTATTCCGCCGGCTATTGCTAGTATCGGCTGTATTGCTCTAAGTAATGATTCTATAATAGGTACTATTGCTTCTAATACTGGTGCAAATGCTTCGGATACTTTATCTATAGATTTCTGGATTCTTGTTTGGATGTCCATCTGTTTGAGTTGTTCAGAGTTGACTCCTAGTATTTTTTCTCTCTGCTCATCAGTCAAATCTCCTTGTGCTGCTTGAGCTATCACCATTTTACCCATTTCGCTTCGACTCATTCCAAGAGCTTTAGCCATAGATTCTTGCTGTATACGGTTCATTTTAGAATACTCGGCTGCTGAAGCTCCGTTTTTTGCTAACTCCTTAGCTACGCCTTCTAGATCGTTATTCAAAGCCATTTCCCTAGCTTTAGAGAGATTTATATTTTTACCCGTGAGTAGCTGTGCTTCTAGTTCATTACCGATTGAATCTTCAAAATTCATTAAACCGTCTGCAATCTGGTTTACTTTTGCTAGATCCATCCCTAGTCTTCTAGCTGCATGAGCAGCAGCCATTAGTTTTTCAGGACTGCCTCCTAGTGATGCTGTTATATCTTCTGATGCACTCAGTACGTCTTGTAGTACTACTTTGTTTGCTACAGCAGAATTTGTTGATCCGTTCATAGCAGTTACTCCGTCAAGTACTGTGTCTGTGAAGTTTTCAGCAGACGAGTTACTCAGTTTCATTAACGACCCTAAGTTACTGGCTTCTTCTGAGGATAGTCCTAAGAGTTGGTGTGCGTCAGAGATTCCTCCTAATTGTTCAGGGGAGAATATACCTGCTGCGTTTAATCCGGTCTGTTTTGTATATTCAGCAGCTATTTTCATCATATCCGCCATTGTGGATACTTCTGTAGTTACTCCTGCTAACGTGTCATAAGATTGTCCGGTAAGCTGTATAAATTCTGTTTGGAGTTTGTTTAGCTCTAGAAATTTAGTAACCAGATTTCCTACTAATACAGCAGGGTCAAGCAGAGCGGGTCCGAATCCGTCCATTAACTTGGATACACCTGCGGCGGCGATCTTAAGCTTGTTCATGAAGGTGACATTCTTTCCTGCAGATTTAGCCATCTCTCTCATTGTTGATGCAGCATCTTCCATCGCGTCGTGGAATATCCCAGATCTCATTCCGAGTCTTTCCATTAATGCTCCTGTACCTTTAACTAAGGCACCGGTTACACCCATGTTCTTGTTTATGTTAGTCTCTAACTGTAGTCTCTCTTCAGATTGTCCTTTTAGTTTTTTGACAGACTTAAATCCGTCTAGGTAGTTTGCTAGAACTTCTTTTTGTTTATCATCTAGCCCATCCATCACTTTGAGTTCTTCTAAAGCTGTATCGAGGGATTTACCTCTGTATTTCATCTCTTGTTGTAGTCTGATGATTTTCAACCTTACTCCAGAGTTTAGCTCTTGAGATGTAAGTAATTCTTGAGCTGCTATTTCTAAGCTTCTGATCTGGATAGCTAATTTCTGGTCAAGTGCTTGAAGTTGACGCATGTTCATATCTGTAACCTCTTCTGCGTCGTATGATAACTGTCTTGCTAAATCTGTAATTTTATTATAAGAGGCAGTAGCAGCTTTTAGTGGACTTTTGCTAGCGCCTAGTTCTGATGTTATTTCTTTCAGCTGGTTGTATAGTCCTGTTGCTTGACTGAATGAATACCCTATAGATTGTCCTAGTTGTTGACCTGCTTTAGATCCGTCTGATAGAGCTTTGTCTATTCCTACTCCATTTTTGTAGAGAGCTTCGAAAACACCAGCTGCTTGTCGGAGTTCCGGGCCTACAAGTCCTCTAAACTCATTTACTACTTTTCTCGCTTGCTGTTCTGTGAGTTGTAGTCTTCTGTTAAGGTCGTCTATTGGGTCTTGTGCCATTTACTGGTTTAATTTATTATAAATAGTTAAGGCTCGCGTTATTTGCGAGCCCTTGTACTATATGTAGGCTTTTTAATCGTATTACCTTTTAGTGTCTGCGATTTCTTATTAACCTTGTCGTATTCTTCTTTTTCTTTTTCGTAAAATTCTTGTATACTTCTGAAAGTAAAGTTTCTTAGCCATATTGGCATATTGTAAACTGTATCAAAATCGTACCCTCCTTTTCCGTGGAATACTATCTCATGTATTTGCTTAAATACCGAAACCCTATAGGTTGGCGTCAGGCCAAAGAAAATTAACCCCAATAGGGACGTCCATCCCCCCTTCTGGTCCGTTCTCTAGATATACTTTCATATCTACGTCGGGTTGAAAGTCTCTAAGGTAGTTTCTAAACGCTCTAGAATCTCTTGCAAGGAATTGATTATCTACAAAGGATCTAACGTTCTTTTTCTCGCTATCACCGTTTACTGCTAATATCATATGTTTTAACCTGGTAGATAGTTCTGCGGAAGAATCTTTGTTGATCTTCTTCAGTCCTTTTACTTCTCCTTCAATTCTCTGTTCATCACCGTGGCTTAGTAGTTTAAAAGTTATTACTGCTCCTGATGTTGGTAATGTGTAGTTGAAACTGTTTTCTTTTGCTTTCTTAATATCTTCATGTAGAGGTTTATTCTCTAATAACGATAAGTCGATAGTTTCCTTTTCTCCTGCATAGTCGAATTGGTAGTCTTTTCCGTAACCTAAGATACGTGCTGCGATCAATAAAGCATTTTTATCTCCTACTAACAGTTCGTTGTAGTCTATTTTTTTATCTACAATTAATGCCTGTAGTAGTTTATCGATAACTACTCCTCTTTCTATAAAGTTTTGATTTGTTAGAATATCCTCTTCTTTTGCTGTCATGTACTTCATTTCAATTGTACCTGATGCTAGAAGTGAGTCTTCTGGGTAGAGTTTTCCTTGTGAAGGTAGATCCACTACTTCGCTAGGGAATTTTTGTGTTTGTTCCATAAATTTTATTAATTAAAACTAGTTCTAAATATAAATATACGAAGAATACTTTTTTAAAACAACAAAAGCCCGAAATTAATCGAGCTTTTAGTTATATATTGGCTAATATTAGTAATTCAATACGCAATAGTCCATTGCTACTGTCATTGTAAGTTCTACTGCATCTGGTGCTGACCAGTCAAAAGAACCTTGTGCCATAGTTTTAATGAATGCACCTTTGATTATCCATTCTGAAACTATGTCTCCTACAGGACCTAAAACGTTAAGTGTTAAATCTTTTTTGTAGAAGTCTGAGTATCCGGCACGACCAGTAACTGATTCGTAAGATAGTCTTGCCCATTCCATCACTGCTTGAGCTCCTGATGGTGTTATTGGATCGTATAATGTCATATCCATATCTCCCCACACTCTCTTTCCTCTAATCTTACGGTAAGAGTTGATGTGATCTAGTACTACCTCTCCGTCTTCAAAAGAAGGAGCTGTTACTGTTTTTACCATGAATGATGGAATATTGTCCATATACATGATAAATCTATTTTGTACCTTTGGTTCAAAGGCTCTAAACATTATTTCGTTTGCGTCTAATACTGCCATTTTGTTTGTTTATTATAAATATTGTTGTTTTAAATTATCCTGCAAATGTTGCTCCTGTTGGTTCAATTGTGAAGTCTAGTACTATAAATTCTGCAGTTTTTACTGGTTGAATAAAGATTTGACCTATTAATTGATTTCTATCTACTACGTCTGCTGTATTGTTCGTATCGTCCATTACTACTCTGTAAGCATAAAGACCTTGTCTCTGTACTACTGATTCTAAGTATGGGTTAACTGTTGCTAAGAATCTGTTTCTTGTTGCAATAGTATTTTGTTCGAATACTAAGTTTCTTGATTGGTCTCCAATGAATTTTTTCAATTCAATTAACAATCTTCTTACATTTACTCTGTCTAATGCTGATGCTTTAGTCTGTAGTGTCTTCTGACCGAATACTGATATTCCTTGTCCTGGGAAAGAAGCTATTGGATTTACCTTGTTTGAATATAAAGTATCTCTTTGAGTTCTTGTTAGTCGTCTTTCTGCTTGAATAACTCCTGCTACTCCTCCTCTTACAAGTCCTGCTGGTGCGAACCAAGGTGCTGTACTATTATCTGTGAAGGCGTATACTCCTGGTATGACAACTGAAGCTGGTATCCATTCGTTCCTACCTGTTGCGGATACTGTCTGTAGCCATGGCCAGTAAGTTGCTGCGTAAGAGCTATTTAATGTTGTTGCTTTAGCTACTACATTACTTACAGTTGCTCCATACTCTTGTACATCTACTACTGCTACACAATCTCCTCTTCCTTCTGCAAGAGAAATGATTGAATCGATTGGTGTAATATGTGATGCAAAGTTGTAAGCAAGTCCTGGTGCAGATATAATGTTGAATATGTATTCTTCTTTATTTGTAAGTAGGTTTATAACATCTGTATAATCTGTTGCTACAAGTCCTTGTGTATCTGTATCGTTAATATTA